AAATTAATGTAGAGCATAAACGTTTGACTGACGATTTAGCTACTAAAGACGACACAGGAGCTCCTGTTAAGACAGAAAATAATCAAATTGATTTTGGTGATAATTTACCAGAAGCTAATAAAAGATGGGAATCTGTTCTTAGCAAGAAAGTTACTGTAAACTTATTTCAAATAAATCTAGAAGATGTTGTAGATCTAAATCTAGATGCAAATATTATGAAACCTTTACTAGGACTAGTAGTTGTAGAATAAAAATATAGAGCTAATGGGAAGACGTATTACCAATTTAGAATTAGACGAGAAACTAGCAGATATAAAAGAAGATGTTAGGTTTATTAAAACCAAACTTTTAGATCCTGATATAGGAGTAACAGCTAGAGTAAATAAGAATACGTCTTTTCGTAAGTCTACAAGTAAGGTTTTGTGGTCCATTTGGGTAGCACTTGCGGGAGTGTTAACTAAATTAATATTTTGGAATTGATGAAAGATTATAGAATATGGATAGCAGGTTTTGTTCTTTTATATATTCTTATTCGTCCGTGGGAAGCCACTGTAACTGATGATATTGTAATAACTGAAACAGATACAACTAGAATAACATTTATAGATACGATTCGTTTTATCGATACTGTTGTTCACAAGTTGTATATAAAGATAAACACTCCGATGGTTATTAATGATACTACTAATGAGTATGTTAATGAGTTCTCGGATAGTTTATTAACAGGTTCAGTTTGGACTTCAGTTAATGGTAAAATGCTTGATCAGAAAATAGATTATACTCCGAGGTTTCCTCAGTATATTATACAGACTGATACAGTAATAATTAATACTAATCAAACTACTATTAGACAACCATCTAATTTTAGTTTGAATGTGGGCCTCGAAGTAGGAGGGAATACTGATAAATTCAATTTTTCTCCTATGCTAGGTTTAACAAGTAAGGGAGGAACTTCATATTCTTATAGATATGGTGTTCTAGATAAAACCCATAATGTAGGAATAATGTATAATTTTAAAATAGGAAAATAATGGGAGCACTAGATAAGTTTAGAATAAGAGGCGTAGTTAAATCCAAATTCAATCCAGGAAGAAATGCTAATTGGGATTGGAATGATTTACTTACAACAATAGAAAATAATTTCGAATCAGATTTTGATTTAGCTACTTTAGAAGCAAATGTAGCAGCTAATAAGGTTACAGGGGCAACTAATACAGCTGATATTAGTACAAACACTGCTGCTATTGCAGCTAATCTAACAGCTATAGAAACTAAAGCTACTACTGCAAGTGTAAGCGCATTAAGTGGTACAGTAGATACTTTGTCAGCAAATCTCTCAGCAAATATAGAAAAGGTAGCTGCAATTTGTGCTTGCTTAACAGCAGCTGAGATAGAGTGTGCGGCATGTGAAAGATAAAATGTTTAATTAATAATGAATTATGATATTACAGATCACGTACGAAGGTCAACTGGTGGGACGCTACCAGAGTATAACAGAAGCGTCAGATAAAACAGATATTGATAAAGGAAGTATCTGTAGAGTATTAAAAGGTCAGCGTAAAAGTGCTGGAGGATTTAAATGGGAAAGAGAAGAAGAAGAAATTAATGAGAATATAAATATTAATGATTCTGATTTTGATGCCCTACTAACAGCACAAGGATGGGACCGATCCAATGTCAAGTCTGTGAAGATATGGCAAACAATGCAAGGTGAAACTCGTTATTCAATAGTGACTAAGGAGGGAGACCAAGCAATGAGAGATGTGAAAGACGAGTTCTTTGAAAGTTTAAAATCTATATCCCCTGCGGCCCCAAAAAGGTCGTATGATATAAAAAAGGAAAGTCCTATTGTATATGAAATATCTTTACCAGATATTCATTACGGTAAGCGAACTGATGTTAGCCCTGAACAAGCTGATATTAATTATATGAATTCTATTCGTGAATTACATAGACGAGCGGATGGATTAAATATAGAAAGGTTTTTACTACCTATTGGTAATGATGGAATGAATTCAGAAGGTATGAGAAAGGCTACTACAAAAGGAACTCCTCAAGATGATTCAATGGATTGGCAGCAATCTTTTGTTGGGTATACAAAGTTAATGATACAAGCTATAAATTATCTAGCTCAGTATGCTCCAGTAGATGTTGTTGTTATTCAGGGTAATCATGATTATGAGCGTATGTTCTATGCAGGAGAAGTTTTATCTGCATGGTATACAAACGATAAGAATGTTAATATAGATAATACAACAGAAGGAAGAAAGTATTATGAATATGGAACAAACATGATTATGTTTACTCATGGGGATAAAGAGAAAGCTGCACAGATGCCACTTATAATGGCAACTGAACAGCCGATGATGTTTGCACGAACTAAATTTAGAGAAGTTCATTGTGGACATCTTCATAAAGAAATGGTTAACGAATATAGAGGAATTAAAGTAAGATTTATTCCTTCAATATGCGCTAACGATTCTTGGCACAAACTGATGGGCTATGCCGCATCAAGATGTGCTCAAGCATATATTTGGAATAAGGAGAAGGGATGTGAGGGTTATTTACAGGTAAATATTTAAACTAATGGTAAATTTAAACACAATAGTATACGACATAATTAATATAGCATACGGCGGTGAAAGCACTGACGATGCTGATATAAGTTTTAGACAAGTAGCGTATTGGGTGAAGCAAGAGAGATCTCTTTTGTTATCTCAGATGTTAGGGAAAAAGATGCGTATTGCTGCGTCTTGTGTTGAATATATTAATTGTGTTCATTTAGAACCAGTCGATGCTTCAGAATGCTGTGAGGTCGATCTGGGAGTCCATGTGCTTAAGTCTATAAATCCCATCCCTACATCAGTACAAAGAAATGGTAGAGATAGTATATTAGCCGTAGAATCTTTAGATGGTATGAGACCATTTTCTGAGACTACAGATACTAGACGAAAATGGAATAAGTATAATAAATATACAAATTCTAAACAACGTTGGTATATTAAAAACGGTTACTTATATGTAAGTTGCGATATGAGAATAGATGCAGTTAAAGTTACAGGAATATTTGAAGACCCTGAAGATGTTTGGAAAATGAACTACTGCACATCGTCCGAGAATCCTATCCTTTCCTCTTGTGAGTATGACTGGGATTTTCCCTTTCCTATTTCCTTATCTATGGCAGAACAGGTTACTAGTATAATTTTACAAAAACGAATTAGTATTATTTTAAATGCACCAAGCGATGATGAAAACAACGCAAAAGAAGATACCGCAGTGCGGGGAACTCCTAACCAAGGCAAAGCAAACTAGTTGTACACTAGTTCAAGCCTATAAGGAGTATGATGACTTTTATGACGTAGGTTATAAAAAGTATAGAAGTATATGTGAAGATTTTAATAAATCAATCATAGATGAAATACTTTTAAAAGCTAAGGAATTTAAGATGCCTCATAGGTTAGGTTCTCTGAGAATATTAAAGAAAGAAATGAACTATTCGTCAAGCAAGAATAAATTAAAGATAAATTGGCAAGAGACTAATAAACATAAAAAAGTTATTTATCATTTGAATGATCATACGGATGGATTTAACTATAGATGGTTTTGGTCAAAGAAAAAAGCTATAGTAAAGAATAAAACAATATATAGCTTTCAAGCTACTAGAACCAATAAAAGAAGATTGGCAGGATTATTAAAAACTAAACAAGTAGACTATTTTGAATGATATATAAATTTACATCCATAAAAGAAATAATAGAAGGCGTTTACAGAGATACTCAAATTCATGAGGAATTAGATATTTGGGACGTAATAGAATGGGGAGGAGAAGCCCTAGAATTAATAGGAGCAGGATTAGCTTATGAGGAATTAATAGCTGAGATCTGTGTAAAAGAACATCTCTACTACACCAACAAGTACATCTACTAATGTTATAGATGGAAAACAAGTAGATAAAGATAACTTTCCAATGCAAGGTAATATGCCTAATGGAGGACAAGATTGTTATTACATGAATGATAATTTTATAATTACATCATTTGAGTCAGGGTGCATCTTACTTGCTTTCAGAGGAATCAAAGTAGACCATGAAGGATACCCTATGGTTCCAGATAATATAAGTTATAAAAAAGCTCTAAAGTCATACATAACTATGATGATTGATAGAATAGGTTGGAGAAAAGGAACTATGCCAGAAAATTTATACAGAGATAGTCAAAGAGATTGGGAATGGTACGTTAAGCAAGCTAGAGGTTCAGCTAACATGCCTAATTTAGATATGATGGATAATATTAGATTGCAATGGATGAAGCTAAGACCTTCACAAACAGCGCATCAAACTTTTTATACTGACCTAGGAAATCAAGAACGTAGAAGAGTAGGCTAATGGCAAAGAAGCAAAATGAGCAAAATAATTTACCTGTAAGTTTGAATACTTTTTATCAGGGCATGAATCAGGATATTTCTAAGTATGCTATAAAAAGTGATCAGTATTACGATGCTAATAATATTAGAATAGTAGCAAACTCTGGAAAAGAGGGAGCTGCATTAGTTAATATTGAGGGTAATGATCATATGCTTGATATACCAGCATCACCTAAAGTTGTGAAGTTTGGATTAGCTCCAAATACAGATTTAAGTGGCCAGACATGGACTATGACTGTAGATATTTCTATAGGAGGAGTTGGTAACTATAATATTACTATTACTAATACTGGAGGAAATCCAATAATCCAATTAGCTACTACTTTAGTAGATATTACTGCAGGAGCTTGGACTTTAAATGGGGTTGCATTAACAGCTCCGCCTTCATCTATACCTGATGGTCTTCCTGGATTTTTTCATATTTATGATGAGTCTTCAAATACTTTAGTAATTTGGGGAAAGCCTACTGATGCTGATTTTAATATATACCCTAGCTCTGGTGGAGCAGATTGGTCAGTACAACAAGTAGGAGGTGTAGCTATTGCAAGTACTGTAGCAGGTCTAGCTCAAAACTTTACAAATATAGAACAACTAGCTCCAGCTCAAGGAACTCTTAGTGTTATAGGATATGCTGTTTTAAGAGATTATATATATCTATTTACTACAAATATAGAGGGAGAACCTGGAGGACCAGGACAGATTTGGAAATTATATATTAGACCTTCTATTGACAGTCTATATGGTATACGTTCTTATATTGAATGTATATATACTAGATCTATGTGTATGGGCTTTACTAAAGATCACCCTATTGAAGCTCTTGGCCGATATGAGAAAAAAGATATTCAGGGTATATACTGGACAGATAATTTTAACCCACCAAGAAAACTAAATGTAGCTAGTGGTCTTACTATGTCTACTCCATGTGCCTTTTTAGATTTAGCTCCTAAAACATCATTTTCAATGCCTATTCTAAATAGAATAACAAATGGTGGGCAGTTACCTTCTGGTGTATATCAATGCTCATACAGATATAAAAGTGGTGAGGGTCTTACGACAGACTGGTCTCCTTTATCAAATCTAGTTCCTATTTATGATGCAGATGATGATAATCCTTTCTGTAAGATTGAAGGAACAGAAGCAGATATGGTTACTAAAATTGGTAAGGTTACAGGAAAAAGAATTGAATGGACTATAGGTGAGCTTGATACTTCTTATGAACTTATAGAAGTAGCAGCAGTTTATAAAAAAGATAATATTCCAGGGAATGATGAAATATATACTTTTGCAGAATTGATCAATGGGTCTGCAACTTTAACAGTTAATCTTACTGGAACTGAAGTTCAAATACCAATATCAAGAACAGATTTTGTTACTGGTTTAGGAGCTACATTTGAAACTGTAAAAACTATTGAATCAAAAGATAATAAATTATTTTTTGGTAATATTGAGAATACTACATTCTTTATTGATTTCGATGCCCGTGCTTATAGATATAATTCAGCATCACAGGCTCTTTTAGAATCTCAATCTGATGCTAGTGTTATAGTAGATCCTGCTGGAGGTGCAGGAACTATTCTACCTGCAGATGTTCCTTCACAGCATGATTGTATAAATCCATTTAATATTGAAAATCCTTCACTTAATCCTAACTGGTTTACAAATGATCAATATCAGTTTCGATCTGACGGCGTTACTTTAGGAGGATCAGGAGTTAATGTAAGCTATAGATTTGTTATTGAACAAGACTTAGGAGATACACAAATGGTATGTCCTAATTTAGATAATCAATATCAACTGTTTTTTAATGATAATGTTTGTAATGCATCAAATACTGCGCCTAGTACATCATGTTTTGTTAATCCAGATTCTTTTGGAGTTACTAATGCTTTTAATAATAATATTGAAACATTAGGAATTAGTGTACAAAACTATCCTATGAATAATACTTTTGATAATCAAAAATCTCCATACAAATGGAGTTTATACGGAAGTTATGCAAGAGGAGAAGTGTATAGATTTGGTATAGTTTTTTATAATAATAAAGGACAGGCTAGTTTTGTAAATTGGATTGGAGATATTAAATTTCCATTTAGTTATTCAACAGGAGCAGGACAGCCTACAGGAACTTTTGCGACTTCAAGCTGGACATGGGACTTTAATAGCCCATCTTATAATGGGCCTGTAGATTCTCAACTGAATAGTTATCCATTAAGAATGGAAGGACAGGTATGGTTAAATCAAATAGGTATAGAGTTTGATGTTAACTTGTCAGGAATAGATCCTGAAATAGCAGCAGATCTTACAGGATATTCTATTGTAAGAGTTGATAGAAAAGATGAAGATAAATCTAAATTTGGTACAGCTTTATGCCATACTGTAGATAGATTAAATATGTTAAGAGATGAATGGGATGAGCGTGTAGGGTGGACACCATCAGGAGGAGGACCTGGTTACAGCTGGGGTGTAGTAAACAATACTTCTGTATTGATACCAACTACAGGATATTTTCATTGGCCTTGTGGAGGATGGACTATGGCATACTGTGATGGGGCTAGCGAAGGATGTGGAATTGATTCATGGCAAACATCAGTAGCCGCAAATCAAGATCATCATGGTTATGATGTATGTAAAACGAGAAAAACTGAATTGATATTATACGGTGCTTTAGGCTGGAAGAACAGTGATATAACCGAAGAGATGAATTTAGATGAAGGATTAGAGGTAAGTTATCCTGTAATTAGAGGAGACTATCTTAAAATAGATCAAGTATTTCAACCGCATTTTAATAATAATATGGGGTTAAATAAAAGTTACTGGCCTGATACAGGACCTATAGCAGGAGAAATACAACATTATACAAATAACTGGTATAAATATTATGTAGGTATTACAGCTGTAGGAGGAATAGCAGGTTCAGTACAAAGTAGCCAAATTGATTATGTTGATGGAACTATAAGTAACTTAAATGGAATGGATCCGGCTAATAATAGATATATATTAGATTGGGGAACTTGGGTTCCAGATGCAGGATTTGTAGATGATACAGCAAATGATAGTTTAGAATATGCATTTTATAATGTAACTAATCCAGGTGATAGATTAGCATATGATTATTTACCACCAGCAAGTGGATCAGCAACTCCAATGACATTAAGTTTTACATGGGTTTCAAATAGACCTAGATCTATTGGTAGTGAATGTTTATTTGTTACATTTGATAGAACCGTAAGCAGTTGGACAGGAGCTGATCATTTAATGGGGGCTTCTAGTAATGCAGTTAGCGGTGGAGTAGAAGTTAGATTTGCTCATGTTCCTTATAGATCAACCTTTAGTTATGAAAGATATGCAGATCCTTATGGAGGTCCTACATATGGAGCTAGAACTTATAGTGAATATATAAGTACAGGACATTTTTATCCAATAAATTCAAGTACAAATTTATTAAATACTATGACTACTGAAGTATATGGAGGAGATGTACAGTGTCAGATATATGATTTTACACAGTTTGATAAGAATTGGGGACAAAGTGCTTTTGATAATTATGATACTATCAGTGCTACAGGAGCTTGGAGTAATAGTATGATTCCTAATGATGCAACATGGGGCGCTCATAGAGCTTGTATGGTTCCTTTAGAATGTCATTATAGAAATGTTTTATGGAGACACGGTTATCATTTTGCAAATAAAGAAACGGTAACCGGATCTTATCCGAATGATGGTACTCAATTACATGATGAGTATTTATTAAACGCTGCATATGATGCCAAGAATGATGTTAGAAATTACTTTCCATTACCATTAACTTTCTCTTTTGGAGATGAGTTTGATACAAGAATATATTATTCGCAAACAAAGATTAATGGTGAGCCTAGTGATTCTTGGTCTGTATTTTTAATGAATGATTATAAAGATGTAGAAGGAGTATATGGGCCTATTAATAAATTAACAAGATTACATGATACTTTATATTGGTTTCAAGATACTGGATTTGGTGCACTATCAGTAAATCCAACAGCAGTAGTACAAGCATCAGATGGTACAGCTTTACAATTAGGAACAGTGAGTTCAGGGGCTGGAGCATTTATACAGGATTTTAAATATATATCTACACAGTATGGTTCTAGCCAACAGTGGGCTGTTACTAACTCAGATAATTCTATATACTTTTTTGATAGAAGAGCTAGAAAGATTTTTGGTTATAGCAGTCAAGGAACAGCTCCTTTAACAGATGTGACAGGACTACATTCATTCCTTCAAGATGAATTACAAGGAACTGCTATTACTCATGATAATCCTATTTTAAGAAAAGGTGTAACAGCTACATATGATATTATGAATAATGAAGCTCTCTTTACATTCCATGATAGTGGTTATGTAAGAAAGTATACACAGGCTGTTATAGATGAATCAACATTTAATGTTACTCCAAATGAAGTACTAGGCGTTACTTTAAGAAATGTAATACCTGAAT